TCAAAACTAAATAAATAAACAACTAAAAACAAAATAAAATGAGTTTATCAATTACTACAACTTATGCTGGAGAATTTGCTGGAAAATATATCGCAGCAGCTTTACTTTCAGCTGACACATTAGACAAAGGCAATATTACAATTATGCCTAATGTCAAGTTTAAATCTGTAATCCAAAAGGCTTCTACTGATGACATCGTTAAAGATGCTACTTGTGATTTTCAGACTGGACAAGGAACACTAACATTAACAGAAAAAATCTTACAGCCAGAGGAATTTCAAGTAAACCTTGACCTTTGTAAGAAAGACCTACACAGTTCGTGGCAAGCGGCAGAGATGGGCTTTGGATTGAATGACACTCTACCAGCTTCTTTCTCTGATTTTGTATTGGCTCACGTTGCTGCTAAAGTAGCTGACCGCACAGAGAAAAACATCTGGAGTGGTTCAACTGCAACTTCTGGACAATTCGACGGATTTGCTACATTGTTAGCTAATGATACTGATTTGCCAGCTGGACAAGACATCGTAGGTACTGCTGTAACTGCTGCAAACGTAGTTGCTGAATTAGGTACTGTTGTAGATGCTATTCCAACTGCTGTTTACGGAAGTGAAGATTTAGCTATCTATGCTGCTTCTAACGTAATTCGCGCTTATACTCGTGCATTAGGTGGATTTGGTGCTGCTGGAGTTGGTGCTAACGGATACGAAAATAAAGGAAACAACCAAGTTCTTGGTAACCTTTTCTTTGATGGTATCCCAGTAATTCCAGCAAGAGGTGCTGCTGACGATGTGATTATCGCTGCTGAAAAGTCTAATCTTTTCTTTGGAACTTCCTTGATTTCGGATTTGAATAATATATCTGTTTTAGATATGCAAGAAATCGATGGCTCGATGAATGTTCGTGTAGTAATGCGCTTCACAAGTGGCGTACAATACGCTCAAGTATCTGACATCGTTTACAGAACTGTATAATAATTAATTAATCAACGTAGAAAGGGGTGGGGCAATTTACCCTACCCTTTTTTATTTAAAAAAACTTTAAAAATATGGCTTGTTCATTAACAACTGGTAGAAAAGTGCCTTGCAAAAGCGCAGTAGGTGGTATTAAAACTATTTACTTTGCTGACTTTGGTACTTTAGGAGATGCCCAAATATCTGCTGGAGAGATTACTGCATTTACCGGAACTCCATCTTGGTTTCAGTTTGATGTTAAGGGTAACTCATCTTTAGAAACTGCTATCAATTCTTCTCGTGAGAATGGTACAACTTTCTATGAGAGTACACTTAACCTTACACTTACATTCCAAGACAAAACAACACAAGAGGAACTTAAACTAATTGCACACGCAAGACCACACATCGCAATAGAGGACTACAACGGAAACTATTTCGTTATGGGATTAGAACACGGAGCTGATGTAAATGGTGGTACTATTGTAACTGGTGCTGCAATGGGAGATTTAACTGGGTACACAATCACAGCGGTAGCGCAAGAAACTGCACCGCCTTACTTTGTGACTGGGTCAGTAATTACTGCTGACGCATCTGCGGTACAAATAGACCCAACTGCATAATCACAATTAGGGTTTTAAATTTAGGGTTATCTTAACGGATAGCCCTTTTTTTATGCTTTATTTTTAGCCTCCAACAGATAAGAACAAAAAAAAATTAAAAAAAACTTGTTAATTATTTGTTTATAACAATAAAAGTGTTGTATATTTGTAATGTAAAACAAAAACAAAAACTAAATATTATGATAACTGAATTAACAAAAACAGAATTAAATCAAACAGAGGTAAACTTATTATTATGCTTAATGACTAATAAAGTTAAAGAAGGTCAAGAGAAAGAAATTAAAAAAACACTTATTAAGCTAATGGATGGCTCTGACCACCAATCAGAAACTTATTACAGTATCTTAAATAAATTTGGAATTTAATAACGTAAAACAAAACATCAAGACCCTCGCAGAAATGTGGGGGTTTTTTTATTATACAATACAAAATAAATTAGTTTTGTTTATATATTAATATGAAGCTAATAGGCACAAACGGAAATAAGACCTTTAAGATAATACCAAGACAATATATCAATGGTGGTATAACAGTAAATCTTACAAGCGAAAGTACTGGTACAAACGTAAACTTAACTCCTACTGCATCAACTGATGGTAATTATATGAGTTTTGATGCGGTTTTTGGAACGCTAACAGAAGGCGATTTTTACATATTAGAAGTTAAAAACGGAACTGCGGTAATATACAAAGACAAAGTATTTTGCACAGACCAAACAATAAACCAAACTACTAACGATTACTACTCTATTAATAAAGATGAGTATGTACAAGAAGATAGTTTTGATAACGATTATATTATATTATGAACGATTTAAGAGTAGTAAATTTAAGCACCTACACAAGCCCACAAATTGTAGAGAAAAGCAACAAGGAATGGGTTAGCTATGGCGCAGACAACAATTACTTCGCATACCTAATAGACCGATACAATGGTAGCCCAACAAACAACGCTATTATTAACGGAGTTAGCGAAATGATATATGGCAAAGGTTTAGATGCTTTAAACAGCAGCAAGAAGCCAGAGCAATACGCTAAAATGATGTCTTTGTTTCACAAGGATTGTGTGCGTAAGTTATGCTATGACCTTAAATTAATGGGTCAATGTTCTATGCAAGTTATATACTCAAAAGACCGCAAAACTGTGGCACAAGTAGAGCATATTCCAGTTGAGAACTTAAGAGCAGAGAAATGCAACGACAAAGGCGAGATAGAGGCTTATTACTATTCTGATGATTGGAGTAAAGTAAAAAAAGCAGACGATTGCACACGCATACCAGCTTTTGGTTATTCAAAAGAAAACATAGAGATAGTATATGTTAAGCCTTACAGAGCTGGATACAAATACTATTCAAGCCCAGACTATCAAGGTGGTTTACAATATGCAGAGTTAGAAGAAGAAATATCTAACTACCATTTAAACAACATCCTTAATGGACTTGCGCCGTCAATGCTCATCAATTTTAACAACGGTACTCCAAACGCAGAGGAACGTCAAATGCTTGAGAATAGAATATACCAAAAGTTTAGCGGTTCAAGTAATGCTGGTAAATTTATATTAGCGTTTAACGACAACCCAGAAAGTGCAGCTACAATAGAGCCTATACAGTTAAGTGATGCGCATAACCAATACCAATTCTTAAGCGATGAGAGTGGCAAAAAAATAATGGTAGCACACAGAATTGTAAGCCCTATGTTATTGGGTATTAAAGACAGTAGCGGTTTAGGTAATAACGCAGACGAGTTAAAGACTGCATCTATACTAATGGATAACACCGTTATTAGACCGTTTCAGACACTTTTAATAGATGCCTTTGATAGTATATTAGCTTACAATAATATTAGCTTAAAACTATACTTTAAGACCTTACAGCCTTTAGAATTTACAGACCTTGAAAACGTAGAGGATGAAGAAACTAAAGAAGAAGAAACTGGTGTAAAGTTAAGCGCAGAATTACCAGACGAATTAGGTAGCGATATAGCGGATGCACTTATAGATTTAGGGCAAGACGAAACAGAACTATTAGAGGAGTTTGAAGTAATAGACGAAAGAGAAGTAGACTATGATGAAGAACAAGGGTTAGATGAGGTAATAACAGACCTTAACCAACCAAAAGATAAAAGTTTACTATCAAAGATTTGGGAGTTTGTAAGTACTGGTAGTGCAAAGCCTTACAAAGAGAGTGAGCAAGATGGCACAAGTAAACAAACAAAAGAAGAAGGCAATGAGTTTCTTGTAAGATATATGTATGCACCAGAAAGAACAAAAGCAACATCAAGACAGTTTTGTTCTAAAATGGTAAGTGCTAAAAAGGTTTACAGAAAAGAGGATATAGTAGCTATGGAAAACAAAGCGGTTAATGCTGGGTTTGGAAAAGGCGGTAGCGATACTTACTCTATATGGCTTTACAAAGGTGGTGCGAGATGTAGCCATAAATGGTTCAGAAAGACTTATGTACGCAAAGATGGTACTAAAGGGTTAGGCGATGCTATAAGTACAACAGAGGCAAGGAAAAGAGGTTTTAAGCCAGAGGCTAATGCACAAAAAGTACCAGTTGCACCAAAGGATATGAAGTATAAGGGCTATACAGCAGAGTATTGGAACAAAATGAAATTTAGAAACTAATGGCAACAGCATTATTTATAAGCACAACAGACCTTAAGAAAAACTCCATCATTGATGGGAATGTAGACATTGACAAGATGCTACAGTTTGT